ATGCCCATCGCGCGCCTTGCCGCCATGGGTCTTAACGGCGACGCGGCATCAGATATCGGCGACATGATAGACGCTGAAGTGAAGCTGCTCAACGAGGAAGCGGGCGAAGCCGTGCAGGAATTAACGCCTAAAGCGGATGCAGTGCCCGGCGCGGACTCGCCGCAGCCGCCCGCTGCAGCTCAGTCTGCCGCTGTGCCAGCTCCTGCGCCCATAGCCGCACCGGCTCCGTCGCAGCCCGCAGCCCCGGCTCCTGCCGCAAACACCCCGGAGGCAAGTAAGTAATGCTTGCCGAAATTGAAGACGCGATAGTAGCGCGGCTGACGGCGAAAGCGCCGCAGCTAAAATACGTCAACGTGCCGCATGGCGCGCCGGTGCCGGTCACCGCGCCGTCCTACCTGTTGACTATTTTGAAAGGCAACGCTGGCCGTCCGGCGATGAACCGTGCGAAACAGGAGGTAGGTATAAAACTATGGGTTCGCATCACCAATCTGAAGGATGACGCCACCCGTCGCAAAGCAGCCTATCCGCTGTTGGAAGCCGTGGCGCAGTTGCTCTTCAATGAAAGGCTGGGGCTCGACATTACGCATATCGCGTATGAGGGGTTTGTAGACATAACCGAGCATAACGACTGGTCCAGCGGCATAGCAATTTTCGAGATGAGCTTTTCCACTTCCTACACGGTGGAGAAAATCAGCGACGAGGCCGCGACCGACCTGCTCTCGCTGGCAATGAACATCCTGCTTGATGGAAAAACAGCGCCGGTTTCCGGCGATATACAGCTTCAGGATTCAACACAAGGAGAAAGCAATGATTGAGACTATAACAGTCAAAGCCGCAAAGGGCATGAAATGCCCGATGGAAGGCGCGCCGCGCAAATATATAACCGACGCGGAGGCCGTGACCGTGCGAAAGACCGTCTATTACCAGCGACTGCTTAAAGATGGCAGCCTGATAGCAGCACCCAAAGAGGCAACCGCACCAGTTCCGCAGAAGGAGATGGCGGCGAAAGCGGATGATAAGCCTGCGCAGGAGGCAACCACAAAATGACGGTGAACTTTTTGACTATATCGAACAAACAACGCAAGCCGGGCGTGCCGCTGGAATTAAACCTCAGCGCCGGAGCCAGCGCACTGCCGGAAAACGTGCAGAAAGTGCTTATAGTGGCGCAGATGCTTGCAAGTGGCACGTCCACGCCACTTAAACCGGTGCAGATTTTCGAGGAGGGCGACGCGGAAACGCTCTTTGGCGCGGGCTCCATAGCGCACATAATGGCCAAGGCTGCTCTGGCGGCAAACACCTACATCCAGCTTTTCGTGCAGCCTATTCAGGATGCGGCGGCCAGCGTCAAAGCCAGCGGACAGATCGCCATCACCGGACCAGCCGGGTCGAGCGGAACGTTGACACTCAATATCGGCGCAACGCAGATTGAAGTGGATATTGCTCAGGGCGATACCGCCGCTACAATAGAGACAAACTTGATGGCGGCGATAAACAACATTTCCGCGCTGCCTGTAACGGCTGCGGCGGCTGAAACCGGAACGGCAATAGTGCTGACCGCAAAAAACGCAGGTACGCTCGGCAACGTGATACCGCTGAGCTACACGACTACAGTATCCGCCGTGGCGCTTACAATCACGGCGATGAGCGGCGGCGCGACAGACCCGGACATGGTAGTGGCGCTCGCACCTTGCGCGGGACAGGCATATCAGCTCATAGTCTCGCCGTTTAACGACGCCACGTCGCTCGCGGCGCTTTCAAGTTATCTGACTTCGCAGAATGCCGCGTCCCAGGAGAAATGGGGACTGGGGATATTCGGCTACGCCATCGGGTCGTTAGCCAATGCGTGCACGCTGGGCGGGACGCTCAACAACTGGATGCTTTCCGGCTTTTATCTGCGCGGGAGCGCGTCCATGCCATACGAGCAGGCAGCCGTTTATGCCGCCGTTCTGGCGGCTGAGGAAGATCCGGCAATGCCGATGAATACCGTGGAAATGACCGGCATTGCCGCGCCCGCAATCTCGGATATGTTAAGCGATACCGAGCAGGAAAGCTGCCTCTATAACGGCGTAACGCCGGGCGAAGTGGACAGCGTCGGCAACGTTTGCATCGTGCGCGCCATCACGACCTATGTTAAAAACGCCAATGGTGATGCCGACGATTCGCTGCTGGATATAACGGTTCCGCGCACGCTTCTCTATCTCGCCCAAGCGGTGTTCGCCAGAATGCGCGCCAAGTTCCCGCAAGCAAAACGCGTACCGAAAAAGACTTCCAATGCAGTCACAACGGAACTCCTGGATATCCTGAAAACGCTCGAAAAAGACGAGATAGTGGAGAACGTTTCTGACAATCCGCCGGATGCCTACGACGACCCAGACAACAAGTCCCGCATCATCATGGAGATCCCCGCCGACGTCGTTCCCGGCGCGCATATAATCGCAGGACAGATAAGGCTGGTTCTGTAAAGAACCGGCTGTATAAGGAGACTTATGGCAGACGAATTCGTTCTTAAATGCGAACTGGCTGCAAACGGCCAGAGTATCACCAACTTCAAATCGTTCACTGAAAATCCCCGCGACATCAACAAAGTAGTAAAGCTGATGAACAAGACGGGCTTCGCCGGTCTTACGCCGCGCTATCAGTTCGGCGTGGATTACGTGGTGCCGCAGTCCGGAGCGACTGACTTTTCCGGTTTCAGTAACGGCACTTTCACAGCAACGCTCGACGGAGGCACTGTGGTGCGCTATACCGGCGTCTACATCCTCAATATCGGAGAATCCAAGATCGACGGTGAAAACGAAATGATACGTCCGCTGACTTTCGGCGCGACCGACAGGACCGAGGACTAAACCATGGACCTCAACGAAACGCAAAAAGGAAAACTGACGCACGGCATAGAGTTCGACGGCGAGTTGCATCGGGATTTTGAAATACGCCGCGAACTGGTGGGCGACGCCGTTGCCGCATACGACAATCCGCGCTCGGAGAAAAACAAGATGTACGCAACGCTGATGGTCTATGCCCGGCGTATTGTAAGGCTCGGAGGCATACCGAAGGACAAGATAACGGCGGAATTGCTTATGCTCATGCCGGAGGAGGAGTTCGCCGCGATCACCGCCGCGGCGGCCCGCTTTCGCTCCGGCAACAACGAAGGGCAGGCAGCGGCGTAAGGTTATATTAAATCTCATGGGGATGGGCTTTACTTACAATGAAGCCCTCTCCATGACGGTGGAAGAAGCGCATTCGTACCTTGAATGCTACAACGAAATGCAGTCAGGAACTCCCCGGCGCTCAAAGACGTACAAGGTAAAGCGCCCATAAGCGCCGGGGCGCAGTACCAAACGAGAGGGTATCATGTCCGAAGCTTTAGAGCTGGCACTTAGTTTCACGGCGATCGACGCGGCAAGCGGTTTAATAAACCGCCTGGAGCAGCGCATTGCCGGACTCGGCAAAGCCGGGGCGCAGGTGCAGGCGGACTTTGCCGGTGTCCAGAACGGCTTTCGGCGCACGATGGAAGGCGCGGGGCTTATCTGGTCAGGCTGGAAAATCATGCAGCCCGGCGTCTCCGCCGCTATGGACATGCAGGACGCCACGCTGCGCACAAAGTCCTATCTTGCCGACGGTGTTAAATCCGCTGCCGCGCTGAATGCCGAAATGCGCAAGGTAAGCGAAACGTCTTACAAGCTCAGCGAGAAAATGCCGATTCCGGCGGCGGACATTGCCACATTCCAGAATTCACTGCTGAAACAAGGCTTCGCGCCGGACATGGTAATGTCCACCGCAGAGACGGCGCTGTCGCTTGGCCGGCTGCGCGGTACCAGTCCAGAAAGCACTGAAGCGATGATGGAACTGTTTCGCGGCCAGTTCGGCGTGGACAGCGCCGACAAGATGAACGCCGCGCTGGACTGGACCGCCAAGACCGGCGCGGATCCGGACGAGGTATTTGCAGCGTTGCAGAAAAGCGGTTTGGCAATGCACGCGCATGGAGTCTCGCTTGATTCCGCGATCACGCTCGCAGGACTACTTAAAGAGGCAAAACTGGTCCGTCCCGGTTTTCAGATTTCCGCGATGATGGACAACGTGTTTTCCTCCTGGGGGGATACCAAGAGCGACCCGGCGAGATGGGCAAGACGACTCGACTTGTCATTTTTCAAGGGCGACAAGTTTATAGGTTTTGAAGCGATGCAGGAGCAGTTGAAAAACCGCTTCAAAACCGTTTCGGAAAGCGACCGGCAATTGGCGTTTTCGCATCTTTTCGGTTCCGGCGACGCTGTGGCGGAAATGTTGTTTAAATCTAAAGACCTGTCTGGCTTCAAGGATGAATCGCAGCTGCGCGCCGGGGCTGTGGATGCCGTAGCGGAACAGTTTAAAAGCCTGTCGTCGGAAATGACTGAATTCGGTAACGCAATGCATAACGCCATGGCGCGTCTGTATATTCCGTCACTGCCGGTCGCAGCAAAGGCCGTTGAGTGGGGAAAGAAAGGTGTGAGTTGGGTCGGTGACGAATTGGAGGCGCATCCAAAAGTCGCTACTGCTTTGGAACTGGCGGGTGCGGGGATTGCCGCATATGGCATATATCGAGGCGCAGGCGGCATTGCGGCTATGTTAAAAAACGTCTGGAACCTTAAGTCGTCGATGAAAGGTGCCGGGCTGAATTTCTTTAATAGCAGCACGATGTCTGGCCTCGCCATAGGCAAGGCGCAGGAAACAATAACCGGCATAAAGCCGGTATTCGTCACGAACTGGCCGACTGCGTTTGGAGGGCAAACCGTGTCCGGACTTGAGCAGTATGGCAACACTACATTGCCAAGTACGGTAGGTGGTGCTGCCGGAGCTGGCGCTGTTACGGGCGTAGGCGCTCTATTGGGCATGAATATCGCCACAGCTTTTGCGACCGCGCCGATTCTTGCCTCCGCTGGAATATTGATTGCAGCCGGGACAGGTGTTGCTCTTGGCGAGCTTGCAAACAAGGCTGGAGCTGGCGAACTTATAGACAAACTTGGTTTCGACAAACTGGGCGAAGCCGTAGCAAACATGTCGCAGTCCGCGCACCAGTACGATGGCATGACCGAGCATACCAAGGAACAGATAATCAATCTTCACATAACCGCAGACGGGCGTATAATCGCGGACACCGACAGCAAAAATATTAAGTTCACTCTTGAGCGCGGCAATATGCACGCCGGGAGGGAAAGATGAGCGTACAGGGAATGGTGGAAACCGCCGTCCTGGACGGCATAACGCTGTCCATAGAAGCGACCGACGACGGCTTTGATAACGCGCTGGTAAAGCATGAGTTCCCCGGCACGAACGGTGCGGAACTGGAGCCGATGGGGCAACATGCGCGAACCGTGCAGGTCCGCGCGTGGTTCATTGACGACGATTACCCGAATCATATAAAGCTGCTTGAAAAACTGCGTACTCCTAACGGCCACCGCGCCTTTCAGCATCCGCTTTACGGACTGCTTTACGGGGACGTGGAGCGCGTCAGCGTTCATCATGACGACACCATACAGACCGCTGTTGTTGATATCACTTTTGTAGAGGACGGCATAGTCTCGGCTTCCCCGGCCACCTTAAAGATTGTGACGGATGCCGTGACCGCAGCTTCTGTCCAGGGTGCAACAAGCCGCTGGGCAAAGTTGACCGCCGCACTCAGCGCCGCCGAGTCGAAATATCGCGCTGTAAAACAAAGCGTGACTGCCTATGAAAATAAGCTGACGGCGGCGGCAGCCACTTGCACAAACACTCTTTCTGCGCTATCCAATCCGGCGGCAAGTTTCACTAGCATGCTTAATTTGGTGTCCGGACTCCCGGCAACCGTCATCACAGCGGCAGCACAGGCGGCGGAACGCTACAGCGTGGCATATCAGACGCTTAAAAATACCCCGGCGACTTTTATAGCATCGCTGAACACTGCCTTGCGCAGCTTTGACAATTCATTCTCGGCTTCGGGCAGTTCCAACCCTGCCGCGTCAGAGGCTGCGGCTATAGTCCAGACCGTGATCACATTGTCATGCTCCGAGGCGCTGGCTAATGCCACTGCGGATGTTTTAAATCAAGAACAGCAGCTCCGGGACTCGGCAAAGAACGCCGAGCAGGCCTCGCCGGTGGATTCAAGCGGGAATTTCGTTCCGTCCGCCGACAATAGCGACGAAACCTCTTCCAGCGACAGCACCGTCGTTTCCAATCTGATGACCAATACCGATATGGAACGCACCCTCGCTACGGCAAGAACTTATTTGCAGGATGCCATCACCGCCGCGCGCAATAACGGCTTCAACCCGCAGCCATATAAAGATATGGCGCTTGCCCTTGAAGAACACGTCAACAGCATAAAGCTTGAACGTGAAAACATAACGCAGATCACGCTGGACCAGCCGATGCCGCTGCATCTTGTCTGCCTTCGCTACGGTCTGCCGTATCGCATGGCCGAGCGGTTGCTTACAATCAACGACATTCCTGACCCGAACCGCGTTTCCGGAACGATAAACATTTATCAGGAGAACGCATAATGACCAACGATATAATAACCCTCCTGGTAAACGGCCAGAAGCTTACCCGGTTCACGGCATATGAGGTGGACGCAGACATGTATGCAGGCGCGTCGGCATTCTGGTTCGAGGCGGCAAATGCGGACGTGACTGTTAAAGCCGGACAGCCGTGCCAGATGTTTGTAAACAGCACGCAGGTCCTGAACGGGTACATCGACGCTGTGGACAGTACGTCCGACAAGAAATCCTCCACCTTGCGGCTTGAAGGACGCGATCTTATGGGCGTGCTGGTAGATTGGTATATAACCACCGGCCAGGACATAAACGATGCGTCGATGCAGAGTATCGCGATAACGCTGCTTTCCGACGTGCCGGTCATCAATCTTAAAAATGTCGAATACGGCAAAGGGGTATTTGTCAGCCAGCAATCAACGGTGCTGCGCCCGCGCGTGGAAGTGGGCCAGACTAAATTCCTTGCGCTTAAATCGCTCGCCGCGCAGCACGGATTGCTTTTTTATTGCAAACCGGATGGACGGCTGGTTTTCGGTTGTCCGCTTACCGACGGTGCGGAAACGCCCGCGTTCGCCATAGCTTATATGCAGACGGCCGCAAACGCCAAAGCCGCGCATGTGCGCACCGATATCAGCAAGCGGTATGCGACAACTACCGCCGCGCTTGCATGGCTTGAAGGTTTGCCTACGACTACCGCAAATAATCTTGGCTGGGCATCCGTTGCCGGATCGCTGGCAGATGCGGACTATCCGCCTTATGCGCCGCAAAAACCGTATGCGTTCGCGGACAACAGCGTAGGCGCTTACATAAACATGCGCCTGCGCCAGATGCAGGCCGAGCAGCGCCACCAGTCTTTTATGGCGATTTATACGGTGTCGGGGCATACCTGTCAGGGCAACGTCTGGGATATTAACAAGCTTTGCCGCGTTGATGACGCAAAGAACAATCTGCACGGCAATTTCCTGATAACCAAGCGCACGTTCACCAAATCCAAAGAGAACGGAACAGAGACCAAAGTGCAGCTTTCGCTGCCGGGAGTGCGGGCATGAATTTTATAAGAGGATTGATTACTGGGATTGTCGAGGGCACGATTCGGGCGTTTTCCGCGTCGGGTCGTTCAAATGAGACATTCAGCAACAGGGAAATCATGCAGCATTACGGCTTTGCAAGCTCGCCGCTGGCCGGAGCAGCAGGACTTATCGCTGTGGGAAAAGACGGACAGGTCTATCTTATCGCGTCCGACGACAGCCGCTATCGCGTAACGCTGGAAGCGGGCGAGGTGGTGCTTTATACGAGCTGGGGCGACAAACTGCATTTTCATTCCGGCGGCCAGCTTGAGATAATCGCGGACAACGGAATGAAGATTACCACGCCGACGCTGACAGTTAGCGGCAATCTTAATGTCGGCGGCAACGTGGCCGACGGTACCGGCACCATGGCGGCTATGCGGCAGACTTATAACAGCCATACGCATACCAATTCCGCAGGCGTGACCGGCACGCCGTCGGCGACAATGTAACGTTATGGATATCAAACTCCAATCACAATCAAACGGCATAGCGGCGATAGTGGCTTCCGACACGGAAACCACCGTTATCAATGCCATTTATATGAGCCTCGCCGTCCCGCAGGGCGGCTGGTGGTTTGATCCTAATTTCGGCAGCAAACTTTGCACGCTGCGCCGCGCAAAGGCTACGCAGGCGACCGCCAATATGGTTAAAACCTATGTGCAGTCCGCTTTGCAGTGGCTGGTGGATTCCGGCAAGCTGTCCGAGGTGGACGTGACCGTGGAAATAGCGGCCAAATCCGACACGCAGCCGAAAGGACGAATTAATTATATCGTCGTCGCCACGCAGCCCGACGGGAATAAACTTGAATATTCTAATTTTGTGGAGGTGGCATAAATGTCCGCTCAAACTTTCGACAGCACCCTTTCATCCATCCTGACGGATATTATAAACAACTGTCCGGGTGCGGATGTCACGGAAGGAAGTCCATTATATGCGCAGTCCTGCGCGCTGGCAAGCGCCGTATGGGGCTGCCTGCAAAAAATTGAGTACAACAAAAAACAGATTTTTCCGGATACGTCGACAAGCGCCATCCTTGAGCGGCATTGCTATATTTACGGCATTACCCGCGAAACCGATGAGACCGACGCGGCACTGTTAACCCGGCTGCTGGCGCGCGTTCAGCAAGCGCCAGCCGGTGGGAATGCCCACGATTACGAAACATGGGCGTTAAGCGTAATTGGTGTAGCGCAGGCTAAATGTATTTCCTGTCCTCAAGGCGCAGGCACGGTGGATATAGTGATTTTGGCGGATGAGGATATGACCGGCAGCGAAACTCCGTCGTCGACACTTATTGCCTCAGTCTATGCCTACATAGACACTCTGCGCCCGGTAACAGCAGGGACATTCCGCGTCCTGGCTGCACAAATCATACAACAGAATGTCACGATGGTTGTCGGCTCTTCTTATGCCGCAGCCGTGCTGGCGGATTTGACCACCTTAATGTCCGGCCTCTCGATCGCGGCAACCTTTTATCTTAGCGCCGCGATCCAATTGGCTTTACAGGACGGTGCTACGGACGCGCAGATTTCGCTGCCGACATCCAATGTGGTGCCGACTGAGTATCAGGTTATTCGGCCCGGCACGATAACGGTGAGCTGATTATGACTAACGCGCAAATCCTTACGCTGCTAATGCCGGTACTACTCGGCGGCGATAATGCCGGGTTGCTTGCGGCTTATGCATCAGCGCTGGATCTGGTGGACAGTGCGGCGGCTGACTTTCTCAACGAAATTTTGCCGGACATGGCGCATGACACTATCGCCGATTGGGAACGGGTTTTTGGCATAGTCCCGCCCGCAGGCTCGACACTGGCACAGCGCCAGCAGGCGCTTGTGCTGGCCATGTGCAACAAAGGCGGTTTGAGCCGTCAGCACTTTATAGCGATAGCGGCGCTGATGGGGCAAACGATAACCATTACGGAATACATAGTTCCGCGTTGCGGCGTTATGCAGTGCGGCACTATGCTTTGCACGCCGACGGCAGCATGGATGTGGACGGTTTCCGGGCTAAATAAAATATCAGTTTCCGGCTGCTGCGGTACGCTTTGCTGTGGCGAACCGCTGGGCGCTATCGGCGTTGGCGTGGAAGGTATTTTTAATGCGCTCAAGCCCGCGCATACGCTCGTCAATTTTGTTTACACCGGCGTATCAACGCCCTCCGGGCGACATATGCCTACTTGCGGTCTTTAATAAAAGGAGAGAGTAACACATGAAAACTTCATTCTCGGACGCAAACCCGTCGCAGGGAATAGCCGGGACCATAGTAACGGCGGCAATGATGAATGCCGTAAACAATCACCGGCATCTCGGTACCGCCAACGACGGCGACGGCGCTATCGACTATGCCGCAGACAGCGGCACGGCAAATGCCTACGCTATCGCGCTTACGCCGGTTTTAACGGCATACACGCCGGGACAGCCGATCTGGTTCAAGGCAGCCAACACCAACACCGGCGCGTCGACATTAAATGTCAACGGTCTCGGCGCTGTGTCTATCATGAAGGGCGTCTCGCAGGCACTTCAGGCGGGGGACATTCGCGCAGGCGCGCTCGTCGGCGTTATGTACGACGGCACAAACTTCCAACTGCTGACGATGCCGATAGGATATGATTCGCAAGATTACGGCATAGACACCGGCACAGCCAGCGCTTATGCGATAACCCTTCCCAAGGCGCTTAGCGCTTATGCAATAGGCCAGCCGATCTGGTTCAAGGCCCATAGCACGAACAGCGGGCCGTGTACAATTAATGTCAACGGTCTCGGCGCAATAACGATTGTGAAACGCATTTATCAGAACATCTCGGCGGGGGATATTCAGGCGGGTGCGCTCGCTTGTGTGGTTTACGACGGGCTATATTTCCAGCTCGTCTCTCTCGGTCTCTCCGACCTTCGTCAGCGGTGCTGGATGCCGAGTATTGCCTACAATGTGGGCGATGTTGTTTTCCCGTCCACATGGGACGGCAAACTTCGCTGCGAATGCGTGGTGGCGGGCACTTCCGGACAGTTTGAACCAACCTGGACCGGAGCGGGTACGTTGGTGACGGATGGCGGCGTTACCTGGATAATTGACGACGAGCGCGACGGGTTGCGCGTCGGAGATGAGAAAAAAATAGCGGCGACCGTCGCTCCGGCTGGATATGTAAAACGCAACGGCGCGCTGCTTTCGCGCGCGGCATATCCGCGTTTGTGGGCTTTTGCTCAGGCAAGCGGATTGCTTGTCTCGGATGCGGTTTGGGCCGCAAATAATCAGGGCTGCTATTCATCAGGGGATGGCTCGACGATTAACGGCTCGGCAGTATTCCGCGTTCCGGACGGACGTAGTACCTTCGATCGCGCAGCCGACGATAGCGCGGCGCTTGATACCTTCACTAATTCCTGCAACACGACCAGCGCCAGCACCACGGTAACTGTTACCAGCAGCGCCGCCATGGCGGTCGGAATGGGCATCAGCGGAACGGGTATTCCGGCGGGGGCAACCATTACCGCTATCGGGAGCGGCACCTCAATCACTATCAGTGCTGCGGCCACGGCGACAAACACCGCCATCACGCTGACTTTTACGCGCAGTATTGGCAGCTACCAAGCCGATAAAATGCAGGGACACTATCATGCTTCCGGTTTCGGAACAAGTGCAAACACGACGGAACCGGAAAAGGCGGTAGTGCCAACAGGAGGAGTCAGTTGGGGTAATACAGCAACATTCACGTTGAACGCACAGGTCGCGTCTCCGACTTCCGACGGAACGAACGGCACACCACGCACCGGGTTGGAAACATGCCCAAAGAACATCTCGCGGCTCGTGGTCATTAAATACTAAGGAGAGTTATGGAAACCATATACCATTACGATGCAGGCACAGGGGAACTTCTCGGCTCGGGCCCGGCGGATATTTGTAACGTCACCGGCGAGGCTATTATACCGGCATATGCGACTGATATTGTTCCGCCAGTAGCAGGCGCTAATCAGGTCGCGGTTTTTGTAAACGGTGCATGGAGTTTGCAGCCGGACTTCAGGGGACAGACCTTCTACTCCACCAGCACCGGCGCGCCTGTACAGATTGCGGCGATCGGGCCGCTCCCCGTGAATCTGACAAATCTAACTCCCGGCCCTAATACCACATGGTCAGGGACTGCGTGGGTTTTTGACACGGCCACGGCCATGGCGCAGATCCGCGCGCAGCGCAATGCGCTGCTTGCCACCTGCGACTGGACACAATTGCCCGATGTCCCGATGGCGACCGCATTAAAAACGTCCTGGCAAACATACAGGCAGGCGCTCCGGGATTTCCCGGCAACTTGCGTACCGTCCGCTCCTGTATGGCCCACGCCACCGGCAGCATAGCTTCAACTAAAACAATGGGACGTACCCGCCGCCTTCCGGAAAATGAGGGCACCGATTCCGCAGTTTAGACATCCTAATAATAGTACGGCATCGGCCAGCAAGTTCTGGCGCGGAATCGGGGTAATCTTTCGGTCTTTGACAATTTGGAGGTGCGTCATGTAAATGAGACATACTAATGTGCTAACGTGTCTGTCATTGTGTGCATGAAATACCCCTCCCGGTACGGTCCGGGAGGGGTTGTTTAAGCCTCAAAATGACGCTGAGTTATCCACAGGTCCGGCTAAAGTTATCCACAAGCACCGAAAAAATCAGCTTTTTAGGCCCAAAGACCCAAAAAATTCTCAAACCAGTTGCAACTTTTTCTCAAACTGGCTGCCAAGTTATAGAAAGCATCGCAAGTGCCGCGACAATAACCCCTGTCTTTTTCATTGTACCCTCCACTGTTCAGTTGGTTTTAGCCGCCAAATGGCAGCTTGCTAGAAGTATAGCGGAGGACGGCGACAGCGTTGTGTCGCCAGTTCAGAGATTTTTGAGATAACTTGAAATATCCCGTTTTACCGACTGGGCAAGGTCTTTTGGGGAAAGTACCTTTATATACGGGATGCACCGATAGATGGTGGGTATCGCTTCCAGATAATGACAAAGCGTGGTTTCGAGTATGACGGAGCCGTCTTTATGCCGCTTGATTATCTTCTGTAGCGGAAACCGGGCACGGCTAATGGTTGACTCCGCAATTTCCGCCGACACGCGGAGGCGCACTTTTATGTCGCGCTTTTCGGTAAACCAGATGCTGGAGCTGTCGCGCAGTATCTTGTCCATATTTTTTGGCGGGACAAAAGTCTTGGACAGCGTTTCCAGTTTTTCTATGCGGTCCAACCGGTTTTTGACTATCCATTCCAACCCGGCCACGCGGGAGACCAGATACCAATGGCCTTCATTGAAAACCAGTTTCAGCGGTTCCAGCGTATAGGATTTTTGTTTTCCGCCAGCGGGATTATAGGTTAACCGTATCTGGCAATGGCGCTCTATCGCCGTCTGTGCTTGAGTAAAAAATGGCCGCACATTCTTGGCCGCCGATGGTTTTGCCGACATCAGATAGAATGGCGAGTTCCAATCTCCACCGGAAAGCAGCTTTGCGAAGATGTTTTTGTAAGCGTCTTCAAACCCGCCGCCAAGCTGCCGTGCGATATCGCAGGTAAAAACCAGCAGGGAGGCTTCCTTGTCCGACAACGGCAATTTCCGCAGGGAATAGCCTTCGAAAAAACTATAAGTGCCTTTCTCTTCTTCGGACTCGGTAACGGGAAATCCAGCCGCGCTGAGCCGCGAAATATCGCGTTGCGCCGTACGGCGGGAGATATTGAATTCCTCCGCCAGTTCAAGCGTGGTAATTTTGCCTTTTTCCTGAAGCAGGTTAAGCATCTTCACCAGCCGGAAAAGTTTTTTGTCGTACCCGTGGTCCATGCCAATTACTCTACAAATTTTGGCGACACAACGCTGTCGCCAACTCCTTGTAGACTATTGCCATAGATTGAAAGGAGTATGGTATGTTTAATTCTGCCAAGGAATTGATACGAACGATAGGGATTAATCGTGAGATCGTGGATGGTATCCCTACTGGTTTTGAACGCTTTGACCAAATGACCGGGGGATTGCATAAGAATGAGTTGCTCTTGTTGTCTGCTTCCCGACGCATGGGCCGGACCACATTGGCACTCAGTATCGCAAACAATCTGCTGGCTAGAAACATTCCCGTGGCCGTTTTCACTCCCGGAATGGGTAGGCAAGATGTAGTGGAAAGAATGCACGCCGCTTCTATACCACTGAACCTGCGGCAGTTGCGCGCCGGACTCCTGAGTAAAGATAACTTTGCAAAACTCACCGCAAGGCTTGCTGGATTGGCAGCTTCGCCGCTATGGCTGGATGATAGCGTAACAGTGTCATGCGAAACTATTTTCACCCAAACTAGCGCCTTATATTCCCAATTGCATAAAGCAAAACAGACACTTGGACTGCTTATTATCGATGATGTACAATTGATTTTGACTGATAATAAACTCCGGATCAACAAAATATTGTTTGAGTTAAAAAAGCTGGCCATCAGACTTAATATCCCGGTATTGGCAACCGTGAGGCTGCCAGATCCTCCAAAAAATGATTTAGGAATGCAGCCGCCGATGATTTATGATTTGCGCGAAGCCGGGATTTCGGATGAACACACGGACACGGTGGCTTTTTTCTACAGGCCGGAATATTTCAGCCGGGAAGATACCTCCTTACGCGGAATGGCGAATATCATTATTGCCAAGCAAGCAAAAGGCCCATTGGGATGGGTGCATCTAAATTTCGAGCACGAATATGTTCGTTTGGTGAATCCATCTAAAATCAAGTAAAGGAGACAATACTATGAGCAAAGAAACCCTGACGGACAGCGCCGGTAATATTTCAGGATACATCGAAACTATGCCCGATGGCAGACAGTGTTTGACGGGTCGGCTTGGGGATGTTTTAGGGTATTACGATCCGAATTCTAATATTACTACTGATAGGCTTGGCACTCTCATCGGCTATGGCAATATGCTGGCGAGTTTAGCTCGCTAA